CAAACACAACACTAATATAGCAACCGCCAGTACTACCATTTGTTTATTCAGCTTTAGTGTCATGTTTACTTTGTTTATTTAATACGTTTTGGCTATAAGTTGTCATTCCTAACAATGCAGCAACAAAGCCATAATCAATAATTAACACCTCACTTAGTAGGCTAAAATCTTCCTTTGTAAAACAATGCTTTAACCAAATAATATGAGCAATTACAACCATTAATATAATAGTTGCACTTGTTAGCTTTCTTGCGGAGTAACCGCCTTTGTCAAATTTAAACGATCCGCTTAGATTGTTTTTAAAATCATTTAGTATTTTTTTCATTTTACTATCTCAATTGTATGTGTACTTTCACGTTGTAAAATAGTAATTAAGTCAGCCTCCGCCTTTGTCGATTCCATTATACAATCAGTTCCTTTTTTATAGCCTACTAAAATACAACCATGTGAATGTTCAGCACTATTGCCACGATGTATTAACACCCCATCAAAGCCCTTTATTCCTTGCAAACGTGGTAACAACCGCCCAAATTTTGGGGACTTGTTTACGATTAACGGATACTTACCATAAGGAATGGCAGTAATACCAAATAGCTTTTTAGCTTGAATCATTATAAGTGACTGACTTTGGTCTAATCCCCTATCTTTATCTTCTAAAGTATAGCAAAAGAATACATCATTAACGTACAAAGAACCGATTGTACTTTTGTCGGTAAACACTTGACGAACCAATTTAATTTTCATCTTCTTTTGTTTTTGGTTTAAAAATTACATTCCAAGCCTTCTTAAAGTTAATCACGATTAACAATATAACTGAAATAATAGATAAGCAAGTCAATGCCAAATCTAAGCCTTCGTGCATACTTAACACAGCCAATACTTTAAAAGAAAATACAGCAAATCCAAGGATTAAATTGTTGTTAGTGTTATCAATTTCTTGCATCATAAACTATCTTTGTGTTTTAAATATCCTTCTCTTATTTCTGTTTCAGCAGCTTGTTTTGGTCTGCCATAGTACTCACGAAGCCCATCGAATTTACCGCCATAATAAGTGATAAATAGTTTCTGAATGTCCCCTAATTCTAAGTGCTTAACAACTTCTAATGTTATTTTATATTCCATATTAATATGCTTTTAAAAAGAATTGTAATTGTACGTTTGTCGGATTAGTTGCCCATGTAGGAAATGTTATTCTAATTTGCATTTCATCTCCAATAGTATTAGCTAATGTTGAAGCAAAATAACCAGAAGAACTTACACGTTTATCTAATGTAAATCCAGTTGTTAAGATTGCAGTTGTTGAATCAGTTATGTTTAAAAGTTCAATTGTTGCCCCTTCAGCACTGCCTAAAGCAGTTGTAATTAATCCATTTACTTGAACTAACCAAATACTATTTGTTTTTGTTGAAGTTGGTCTATATGTGCTTACTGTTTCAGGCGCATTATTGTTTATCCTTCCAAAATAATAAACACCACCATCTGCTGGACTTATTGCTGTTGCATCCGAATACCATTCAGCCACAGGATAAGGCGATTTCAAAGCCAACGCATCAAACACAGCATCTTCACTCGGTGCTTTATTAGTAACTCCGTTCGTTATCGTTTGAGATACCTCGGTATTTAGTTGCCCTTGTGGTATTTTATTAGTTGTTATCATATATTTATAAATTAGTTGGGTCAGGTAATAATCCACCTGCTCCGAAGGTTGTTAGGTTTACGCTTGGTTCTCCTTTAGCTATTCCGTTAGGACTTTGATTAATGTATCTTATTCCGATATTTTTTGAATTTCTTTTGCTATTAGTGATGACTAATAATTGTAAAGGTTTTGATAGTGTGCAATTACTGATGTCAACAAATTTTGCTATTTTTTCAAATCCATTTTGAAAGGTTATTGTGTAATTGCTATTCTTAAGTAGCCTATTTACCTCATTCTCCAGCTTAGTATTCCTAGCCTTTAAACCGATTATTGTCTTATTTAAGCTATCTATTTTAGCTTGGCGGCTTTCATACAATGCCTTATAATCAGGTTCTTTTATCTTTAGATTGAGCATACACGAGAATATATTGATTGTAAATTATTAACCTTGTCTAAATTGCATAGAGTTTTGTTGGAATGGTAGTTATCCAGTGCCTCAAACATTTCTTTTTCGATTTGCTTAACACGTTCTAATGTTACAAAGAAACTCATTTCTACATTTTCATTTGTTAAGTGATTCATGATTCCGCTAATACGATTAACAGTAGTACCTAAGTACTTTGCTATTTTATCATGTGAGTTCCCATCCATAATCATTTTCTTTACTGTTCTAATTTCATTTGCTGTTGCTTCCATAATTATTTTTTTAAAGTTTTTAAAAAGTCCAAATATTCAACTGGTGGCATGGTATTAATTACACTATCCTGCATTAAATCTATTTCAAACAACTGCTCAATAGTTAGGCTATCTCTATGCTGTTTTAACTCATATTGGTTAATCGTGTAGGCTTTACTTTCATTATCTGAAAGAAGATAGCCAATCCAACATGAAAGCCCTACAATCGTACATAAGGCTAAGATGTTTTTAAGTTGTTCGATTTTTTTCATTTAGTTTTGTAATTTAAAGTAAAAGCATTTTCTTTTTTAGTATGCCATGAAAAGTCTATTACTTTAGTTCCTGAATTGTTAAATCCAATATGCCCTATTGTACGACCTCTATCACGATGTTTTGCAGTTTGAAATATATTTATCCACCTTGCAGACTTATCACTAAAGGCATCAATGCTTGTGTAAAAACCCTGATTGTTTAATCCTTTTTCAATTGTTTCAATTAGTTTCATATTACTTTATTTTATCAATTTCCTTTTGCGCTGCTACCTTAGCCCTATCTTTTAAAACCTCTTTTGTGTGGTTTTCAATTTTTTCGTTTTCAGCATAGACTGTTAAGTGAATAGGCTTTCTTTGTTTTTCAAATGGTTTAGGTTTTACCCCAGCGTTTTTTCTTGCTCCTCCGTGTGTGTTCTTCTTTGCCATGATTTTATTTGTTTTTAAGTTGTTTAAGTAGTGAATTTAACATTGCACAATAATCATTAGTGCCTATTAATTTAGCTTTAAATGCTGCATCAAGCTGCGCAATTTCTTTTTTAATATGTTCTTTAGTTTCCATGATATTATTTATTTATTAATTAGTAACTGGGTGTAAAAGTACAAATATATTTTGAATTAATCAACATAATATAATTGTTAAAATATGTTAAATTATTATTATTTAATTTGAATTAATCAAAAAGAATATTGTATATTTGCATATCATTAAAAACTAAAATTAAAAACTAAGCAAATGGAAACTACAACAACACAAAAAATCGAATTTTACAACAATCAAAAACATGACATTTTAGACGAACGCAAAAACATTCGCTCTGAATTTAATTTAACCGAAGGAACAATGACGATTCAAGGTCGTATAGGTAACGGAACAAAAGTTCACAATTTTAAGGCAAACTATATTGTTGTAAATGATACAAAAATAATTTACAATTATTATTCACTTTGCGGTGCGCAAACATACAAATCAAGAATATTTCGTGTTCAAGGTGAAGTTCAAGTAAATTGTGAAAAATGTCTTAAAAGAATCAAACACTAAATAAAACGTGGGTGGGTGTAAAAGCCCCACCCACATTAAAAACTAAACAACATGAAAAACCAAATCACATTCAGACAAATCGGTTACGGACAATGGACAGCATCAACTCTTTATTATGGTAAAGAGATACTAATGCACTTTACTGATGCACCAACTTATGACTTAATTAATTCAAAAGAAAGGGGATATAAGTCAGCTATAAAAAAATTACATTCAAAAATTATTCGTAACCATAAATCAATTTAAACTAAACATGGAACTACATCAAAACAGAGAGGCTATTAACGCAGCAGTTCAAATGGCTTTACACTACGAACAGAATGGACATTATTACCCACAACAACCTTTTACGTTTAACGTAATTAAGCAAGGTAATTACTGGGAGTTGCAATTTATCTATACCGAAGATATATTCGAGATAAGAGGTGGTGATAATGGCGAGTATTTAGAAGACTTTAAGAGTGGCAGTTTTAAAGAACCGATAAGCGAAGATGCAACTATTGAAGATTTAAGCGAGATAGTAAAGAGTGCAATGGAGCATATTTATAAAATGGAATTCAGAGGGTAAATTAATAACAACTAAAAACAAAAACAAATGACAATTGAAATCAAAGGCACAGTAAAAGTGCTAAACCAAACCGAGCAAGTTACGGACAAATTTGCTAAAAAAGAAGTAGTAATAACAATTGACCAGGACAGCAAGTATCCGCAAGATATAAGCATCCAAGCTATTAACGATAAGATAAGCCTATTAGATAGCGTTGAAGTAGGTGATAGCGTTACAATCGTTGCTAACTTGAATGGTCGTGAGAGCAAAGGTCGCTACTACAATTCACTAACTATTTTTAAATTAAACGTAGACAAATTCTAAACTAAACAAAATGACAGAACTAATCAAAGCCGTTTTAAAAGTAATGGCAGAAGTAAAGAACATCGAAAAGTCCATGACAGTTGGAACGGGAAACGCCTCTTATAAAGGTGTTTCCGATAAAGATGTAAAGTTAAAAATCGGTGAGGCTATGCAGTCAAACGGATTGGCATTGTTTCAAACTAAAGTAACTCCAACAATAAGGGTTGACCGCTGGGAGGAAATGGATAGCTATTCAAAGGCAATGAAAACAAAACAATCAGTATTTACAGAAGTAGTAACTGAATATTTATTAGCACATGAAAGCGGTGAAACAATTACAATATCGGGTTACGGGCATGGAATTGATAGTCAGGATAAGGGAGCGGGGAAAGCAACAACATACGCTTTAAAAAACGCATTGCTTTATTTGTATTTAGTTCCAACAGGTACTATTGAAGATACTGATAAAACGCATTCAGATGCAATTGTAACACCAGCAGTAAAGCCAATTACTGAGCCGCCTAAACATTTTTCAGCTACTGCAACCGAGTTACCACCGCTAACAGATAAGGCTTTTGCTGCCATGTTAGAAGCTATTGCTAAAGGTGAGAAAGATAAGGTTAAAGCTGCAATGGCTAAATACACTTTACTTAAACCACAATTAGACGAATTAACTAAACTTTTAGGATAACATGGAACTTTGCACAATACTAATAAGCAAAGATTTACTTCAAACTTTAGTAGATAGTGAAGCATTATCTACTGAAGATTTTGAAGTGAAAATAATTGATGTAAAAGATGATTTCTTTAAAGATGACGAAAGACATAAGGAACTATCAAAAGCATCTCATAAGGCTTATAAACAACTAAAGGAGTATGAATTTAATGTTAGACATAACCAAAGAACGAAATGAAAATAATCTTTGATGCCACACTCGAAGGGCTTAGTACTCGAATGGATGATACTATAAAAGTAGTTATAGGAACGCAGGAAGTAACCGCTGAGCAAGGTTTAGCACTCTTAAAATTAAGAGGTAAGTTCTGCAAGGTTATGTTATCCGATACAGCTATTGAGCAAAAGGAAATAGATGCAGTTGATAGCTTACCGATTAAAGATGAAAGTAGTAACAAATCTAACTCACAACGTTTAAGGTCTGTATTGTTTATTAATTGGCAGCAATCGAAACAAACTACTAACTTTGATGACTATTACAATAGTGAAATGAATCGTATTATTGATCACTATAAAGGGAAATTACAATGAAAGGAATAGATAAAAAGTTAGATGATGCTTGGTCATTATTAGTTAAATTAGTAGCAGGTGGTAAATGTGAGTATTGCGGCAAGGAATCACCATTAAACTCTCATCACGTTTATAGTAGGTCTAAACTATCAACACGTTGGTATATTGATAATGGAGTTTGTTTGTGCGTAGGTCATCATACTTTTAGTTCGGGATTTTCAGCACATAAAACACCTACCGAGTTTACAGAATGGGTTATTGAAAAAAGAGGGCGTGAATGGTATGAAGGTTTAAGAACTATTGCAAACAAAACAATGAAACTACATTTACACGAAAAGCAAGAATTATTAAATTTTTTATTAAAAGAGATACAGATATTAAAATAATTTATTACATTTGCAACAGTTAAGGTTTGTGCGAACCAATTTAAATTAACTACTCATTTAACCCAAACCCAAAGGAACGCACATTCTAGAGGGCTTGGGTTTTTTATTTAAAAAAAATATGGAATACAAAGAATTTTTAGACACAAAGCGTAAAACTTTTATTGAAAGTGGCTTTGAAATTAATGAATCCGATTTGAATAAGGATTTAAAAGATTTTCAAAAGTACGGAATTAAAACAGCTTTATTTAAAGGTAGATTTGCTTTCTTCTTTGATTGTGGTTTAGGTAAAACATTCTCACAATTAGAATGGAGTAAACAAGTTACTATTAGAACAAACAAGCCAGTATTAATTTTAGCGCCATTAGCTATTGTTGAGCAAACAATTAGAGAGGGTATAAAGTTTGGAATTAATATATCTAAATTGGATATTGAAAACCAAACAAATAAACCTGCTATTTTTATTTGTAATTACGACCAATTAAAAAACATCGATTGTAGTTTTTATTCTGGCATCGTATTAGATGAATCAAGTATTTTAAAAGGTAAAGATGGCAAAATGTCTAATCTAATTTTAGAATCATTTAAACAAACACCTTATAAATTATGCTGTACTGCAACACCTTCACCAAACGACCATATGGAATTAGGGCAGCATAGCGAGTTCTTAGGCGGCATGAGTTACTTAGAAATGTTAGCCATGTTCTTTGTTCATGATGGCGGTGAAACTTCTAAATGGAGATTAAGGAAACACGCAAAGGATGCATTTTGGAAATATGTTAGTGGATGGTCGATGGCTATTGATACTCCTGCAAGTTTAGGATTTGATAGTGAAGGTTATAATTTGCCTGAAATAGAATATATTGAGCATATTATTAAAGTCGATAATTTAAGCGAGAATCTATTTGGAGATGTTGCTGTTTCTGCTACTGATTTGCATAAAGATTTAAACCGTTCTTTTGATTCACGTTTAGAAAAGGCTATCGAAATTGTAAATAGTTTAGATAAGCAATGTATTGTTTGGGGGCTGAAAAATAATGAAACTGATACTATTTATAAAAGATTAGAAAATAGTGTTAATGTTCAGGGATCTGATAGTCCAGAATTTAAAGCTAAACATTTAAACGGATTTTCAAATAGTGAGTTTAAAACATTAATTACTAAGACTTCAATTGCATCATTTGGTATGAATTATCAGCAATGCGATACAATGGTTTTTATGTCTTATGATTTCAAGTTTGAGGCATTTTATCAAGCTGTAAGAAGGTGTTATAGATTTGGGCAAAAGAATAAAGTAACAGTTCATATTTTGATTCCAGAATCACAAACCAATGTAAGGGAAACAATTTTAGCTAAAGAGAAACAACACTTTGAACGCATATCTGAAATGTCGAAATATTCAGCAGAAACTAATTATAAAACAGCAAAATCAAAAGTAAAAATTATGAATAAAGAAGTTAAAACAAATCAATACCATTTAATTAATGGTGATTGTGTAACAGAAACAAAAAGACTCCCTGATAACTGTGCAGATATAGTTGTGTTTAGTCCACCATTTGCAGAGCTTTATGTGTATTCAGATAAAGAGGAAGATATGGGCAACGTATCTAACTATAAAGAGTTTGAAAAACATTTTAAGTATCTTATACCCGAATTAAAAAGAACTCTTAAAAGTGGTAGAATGTGTGCTATTCATTGTATGGATTTACCAATTCAAAAAGGCAAAGAAGGATATATTGGATTGAGAGATTTTAGCGGAATGTTAATAGATTGGTTTCAAAAAGAAGGTTTTATTTATCATTCAAAAGTTACATTATGGAAGAATCCAGTAACTGAAATGCAGCGCACAAAAGCATTAGGATTGTTACATAAGACAATTAAAAAAGACAGCATTATGTCGAGAGTTGGTATTCCTGATTATGTATTATTTTTTAGAAATGAAGGAGAAAATGAAAATCCAATAACTCATCAGGATAAAGATAGTTCTAAATTAGATTATTTGCCAGTTGATTTATGGCAGAAATACGCATCTCCAGTATGGATGGATATTGATTATTCTCGTACTTTGCAGTATCGTTCTGGTCGTGATGGAAATGATGAAAAGCATATTTGCCCTTTACAATTAGATACTATTGAAAGGATATTACATTTATATTCAAATGAAGGTGAAACTGTTTTAAGTCCATTTGGTGGTATTGGTTCAGAGGGTTGCTCTGCAATTAAGATGAATCGTAAAAGTATATCAATTGAATTAAAAGAGAGTTATTTTAAAATAAATGAGAATAATCATAAATCATTTGTAGAAGAAAAAAATAGTACTTTAACATTATTCTAATGATAGCAGATACACATATCCAATTAGCACTACTTAAGGCGACAGTTGAGCAATCAACCGCCTTAACTGGTAAGCTAAACCAAAAGCCAAAAAAAACGTTTATACAATGGCAGAAGTTAGGATTTAAACTACTCGATGAAATGTTAAAAACCAATCAAATTAATGAGGAGTATTTAGACCAAATTAGCGACATTTACCACAACATTAATTTAGAGATAAAAAAGAACATAAAAGATTAGTTTAATTAAAAACTATTTACTATTTTTGTAGCAAATCCATTTCGCAGATGGTAACTAAAAATCTTATTGGGTTATTAATGAAAGTGAGGCTGCGAAACTCATAAGTAATTGATAGCCCTTTTTTTATTTATGAGAAATCAAAACCACTCCCAAACATTTCACCTTTATGTGAGATTATTTTTAAACGAAAAGAAGTTTTATCCATCAGCAAGATTATGCTGGAACAACTTTAAAAAGAAGTACGAAATAGTTTATTATTTTACTATGCCTTCAACTTTTGAAAAGGCTGGTTATACTATCTTAGATAGTGTTAAACCGAATTACTTTATATTACAAAACAATTTAACAGCGTATTAATATGGCAAAAGACCCAGCAGTTTTATTTTATACCTCTGATTTCTTAACAGGAACTTTAACGATGACTTATGAGCAAAAAGGTAAGTATATTACTTTACTTTGCTTACAACATCAAAAAGGCGTATTAAGTGAAAAAGATATGTTAAGCATATGTTTATCATATGATGAAGATGTATTCAGTAAATTTAAAAAAGAAGGCGAAAATTATTATAATGAAAGGATGAAATTAGAACACGAAAAACGTTCTTCTTATAGTAAATCTCGTTCCAATAATCGTTTAAAAGGATTGGTAATAAAGGAAAAGAAACCAAAAAAGAAACCTTTATCATATGTTAATCATATGGAAAATGTAAATGAAAATGTAATTATAGATTATTTTATAAGTAATGGTTATAGTAAAGAATTAGCGCAAAAATTTTATTTACATTACCAGCCTGATTGGAAAGATTCAAATGGTAAGGTAGTAAAGGATTGGAAAAAGAAAGCTAAAGTTGTTTGGTTTAAGGAAGAAAACAAGCAAGTTTTAAAGTATAACGCATCAGACCCACGAACATTTAGAAACTAATGAACTATTCAGATTACGGGATAATAATTCCCAACGGAAAATATACGGGACAGGTTTACACTACCTGCCCGAAATGCTCTGCTACTCGCAAAAAAAAAACAGATAAATGTTTGGGTATAAATTTGGATATGCAAGTTTGGAATTGTAGCCATTGTGAGTGGAAAGGTCGATTGCCTAAAGAAATATTTATTGAAGAAAAGGTTTATGTTAAGCCAATATGGAAAAACAAAACCGAACTTTCAGATAAATGTATTAAATGGTTTGAAGGCAGGGGAGTTAATCAACAAACTTTAATTGATTGGAAAATTAGTGAAGGTTTAGAATGGATGCCTCAATCAAGCAAAGAAGAAAACACAATCCAATTTAATTACTTTGATGAAACCGATGAACTTTGCAATATTAAATTTAGAGATGGTCGAAAAGGATTTAAACTTTACAAAGATGCTAAATTAATATTCTATGGATTAAGTAAAGGTAATGAGTTAAACCGATTTAGTTTTTGCGAAGATGCGTTTTTATGTGAGGGAGAGATAGATTGTTTAAGTATTTATCAAAGTGGCTTTAAAAACGTTTTAAGCGTTCCAAACGGGGCAAATATAAAAACAAACAATTTAGAGTACTTTGATAGGGTTGCTCATAAATTTGCTGAAACTCCATTAATTTACTTATGCTTTGATAACGATAACGCTGGTCGAAGGTTGTTAGATGAATTTGCAGACCGATTAGGTAAAGAACGTTGCAATATAGTTACTTTCAAAGATTGTAAAGATGCAAATGAATGTTTACAGAAGTACGGAATACAAGGAATTATCGAATCTATTTCAGAGGCTAAAGAGTTTCCTTTAGAGGGTGTATTTACTATTGAAGATATGGTATATGAAATATCCGATATGTACGAAAACGGATTAGAGAAAGGTGTAAACATTGGGCATCAAACATTTGATAAGTGCTTAACTTTTGTTAAAGGTTACATTACAACAGTAACGGGAATACCTGGACATGGTAAGAGTGAGTTTGTAGATGAAATAGTACTACGTTTAAACATTAATCATGGGTGGAGATGTGCTTTCTACTCACCCGAAAACAAACCTACTAAATTACATTTCAGCAAGTTAGCAAGAAAGATAATAGGTAAAAGCTGGGATAGTGGCTTCCAAGACAGAATGACTTATTTAGAAGTTCAAATGGTGCAAAAAGCACTAAACAATAATATTTGGTTTGTTAAACCTGAAAAGGATTTCTCACTTGAAAGCATATTAGAACACGTTAAACAATTAAAGTTAAAGCATGGTATCGAATGTTTTGTTATTGATGCTTGGAATAAGTTAGAGCATAAATACGGGATATCTGAAACAAAGTACATAGGTGAGAGTTTAGATAAGTTGGCTAACTTTTGCGAACTTTACAACGTGCATTGCTTTTTAGTTGCTCACCCTCGTAAAATAGCAAAAGATAAACAATCAGGCAAATATGAAATTCCAACTTTATACGATGTGGCAGGTTCGGCTAACTTCTTTAATAAATCAGATAATGGAATAAGTGTTTACAGAGATGAAGAAAATAAAACATGGATTCACATTCAAAAGGTTAAGTTTTCACATTGGGGGCAAATAGGTCATTCAACATTTACTTACCATAAACAAAGCGGAAGGTACATTGAAGATGGTAGCTTTTATCATGCTGGTAGTTGGGTAAGTTTAGCAAGTGAGCCAATACAATTAGAACAAAATAATAATTTTTTAGAACAAACAGATGACCCATTTTAACAACGTATTGAAATAAATTGTATATTTGCTCATGGATTCATACGAAATGCAATATTTTTGGAAGTAAATAATGGTAAACTTCAACTCAATTTACACTGATGTTGATTATAAAGCTTACTGCAAAAGGCTTTACAACAATCGGTATCTTTGGGAAGACCTACTCCAGGAGTTTTACATCAAAATATTTAATTGCAAAAAGAAATTTATTGATGAAACCGAATTAAAAAAGTACTGTTTTGTTGTTATTAGAAACCTATTTTATCAAAGAGAGCGTAAAAACTCAAACTTAAAAGAATTAGCAAACGATAACGAACTTACTGATATTGAAGATGAAACAACTGAATACAATGAACTGCCCGATATAATTAGTAAACACCCAACGCTGGGAATTGAAAATGTAAAAAAATATTGTTACGAAAACAAAATAAGTTACACCGCAATGAAGGTGAAGAATCATAGAATTAAAAAACAATTGAAAATAGAATATGCAAACATTATTAAACCATAAAGAATTTATACAAGGATTGAAACTAGGCAACTGCCCAAGTCCTGACAATCAAACACTAATCGAAGTTATTAAGTTAGCCGATAATGCTGGTATTAAAGAAAATTGGGTATGCACTTGTGATGCTAATTTCAAAAACTTAGTTAATCGTTTATTCGATTACTGCGAGGCTAATATTTGGAATCAAACACCAAAACCAATAGCAAAGAAATCTAAAAATGCTACAACCAAATAACATAGGTTATAGGTTAAGTCTAAGTATGATGCATTTCATATTTTTTGAGCATGGGTTATACACAAGTAAAATATTAAAAGAAACAATTAAAATAGGATTGAACTGATGGCTAAGTCAATAGATTTCATAAATAAATTACCTGACTATGCAAATGATTACATAGATGTATGTTTAAACCATTCTAAAGAAGTTGCAACGGGGTCAGGAAAAATAGTTGAACAAAGAGAAAGGCATATACCTACAATAGCATTTTTTTTGAATATATGGCTACCTAGAAATGTTGGTAATACAATTAGTAGGGATACTTATTATGAGTGGTTAAAACAAAATTCTACTGATAAATCCGACACTATAAAAAAGATAGATGACTTATTTCAAGCTTTAGCAGCTGATATTGTTGCAAATGAAGGTAAGGGAATATTCTATGCAAAGAATAAATTAGGCTGGACAGATAAGCAACAAATTGAAACTACTAACATTCAAGTATTAAACATTGACCCATTAGATGATTCAAGCGACAACCAGCCTAAAAAAGATAAGTAAGCTGCGTAAACCTGTTCGAGTTATTAAAGGCTCACAAGGTGCAGGTAAAACCATTTCTATACTTATCATTTTAATTAATCACGCTTCAAGTAAACCAGACAAAGAGATATTAATACTATCAGCTGAATTAACTAAAATGAGGCTAACAGTTATTAAAGACTTTGTAAAGGTTATGAAAATGGCAGGACTTTATGAAGATCATAGATTCCTGGCAGGTACTTTATACCGATTTAAAAACGGGTCATTTATTAAGTTTATTGGATTAGACAAAGAAGATGTGGGTAAGGGATTACGTTCAGATGTGGCTTATTTTAATGAGGTTAATAAATGTGATGCTGAAAGTTATAGGCAAGTGGCTTCACGTGCTGGAGTTGTTTACGCTGACTATAATCCTGATGCTGAGTTTTTTATTGATACCGATGTTATAAACTCAAAGGATTGTGATTTCTTGCAGCTTACCTTTCACGATAATGAATTGTTAAGTGCTAGAGAAAGAGAGCAAATACTAGACTATAAAACAAAAGGCTACAACGAAGATGGGAGCGTAAAAAATGCTTATTGGGCGAACATTTGGCAAGTTTACGGATTAGGTAATACAGGTAACTTACAAGGCATTATCTTTGACAATTGGCACGAATGTGATGCTATTCCAATAGATGCTACATTTATAGCTTATGGCATGGATTGGGGCTTTACAAATGACCCAACTACATTAGTTGCTGTTTATAAATACAATAAAGCTATTTACTTAAAAGAGTTGATTTATGAAACTGGAATGACAAACAGCGACATTATAAACCGATTAACTGAATTAGGAGTTACCAGGCAGCAACAAATAATAGCGGATAGTGCTGAGCCAAAAAGTATTGAAGATTTAAGAAGGGCAGGTTTTAGAATTGAAGGTGCTAACAAAGGCAACGATTCAATTAGAGCATCTATTGATATTTTACAGCAACATGAAATTCACATAACTAAAGATTCTATTAATGCAAAACGTGAGGCTAGGTCATATAGATGGGCAACTGATAGGAATGGTAAGAACTTAAACGAACCTGAAGATAAGAATAATCATATATTTGATGCGCTTAGATATGTAGCTTTAAACAAGTTACGTAAACCAGCTACATTTATAATTGAATAGTAACTATTAAAATGATAATGTATTATGTATAAGATGAAAGTACCTACTTCGTATAAAGAAATAACAGTTAGTCAATTTATGAAAGCATACGAAATTATGCACGATGAATTTGATAGCGAAGTTGACCGAATGGCAGCTTTGATTTCTTATTTTATTGACAAACCATTTGACGAAGTTATGGAAATGGATATTGAGGACTTTAAAAAGCTATCTGTTAAACTTTCATTTTTACGAAATGACTTGCCATTATTTCATGTAATGGATTTTATTATAGTTGGTAAAAAGATATTTACAGCAACAAAAGCATTAACACAAATGAAGGTTAATCAAATGATTGACTTTCAAAGTATTTATAAGAGCCATAATAATAACGTTTACAAGTGCCTGGATAAGTTGTTACCTATTATTTACGTTCAAAAGGAATATGATCCTAGCAAACATGAAGAAAATGTAAAGCTATTAAGCAATGCAAAGGTGAGCGAAGTAAGTGGATTGGTTTTTTTTTATTCGGACTTTTGGTGCAATGCAGAGAAGACTATACAAGTCTATACCGAGAGCCAGTTAAACGAGATAGCGAAGAGGATGCAATGGATAGCAAAAAATCCTCAGTTAGTTCCTTCCTAGAAAATTGGGGCTGGGAATATTCAGTGGACCAATGCAGAGAAAATGCAGGAATAACAGAAGATGAAGTTTACACAAAATGGAACGTTATACAATTTATGAATAAGTTAAGTTACTTGAAGGATAAAGGAAAATTTGAAATAGCATTACGTGGATAAAATAGTTAGCATATTAGAGTTGTTTGGTACTAATTTAGTCGAGGACTTGCAACAATCTTTAAGGAATAAAGGTGTAACTTATGGCGGTGGCGATAGTAAGTTATCAAATAAGATTAAGTACGTTGTAATTAAAGGCGAAGATAAAGTATCAATGCAGTTGCTTATGCCGCAATATGGCTTTGCTTTAGATAATGGCAGAAAGCCAACAAGCAGCGGTGGGAATGGCGAAGTAAAGAATAAGATTACCGAATGGGCAAAGCGTAAAAATATAGTTAAGAAATTTCAACAATCAACTTTAAAAGCGAGAGTTGATAAACAAAACGAAGCTAAAAAAAGAAACCCAAATAGGGAATACAAAACATTAAAGCAAGTATCATTTGAGAAAGCTGCAATACAATTAGGCTATTTGATTAGTCGTAAAATACACAAAAATGGATATAAAGGAAACCACTTTTATACAGATGTGGTTAATAAAATTGATACAGGTAAACTAAGCAAACAGATAAGCGAAATATTGAAAACAGATATATTAATAGAAATTAAAAAGTAATGGCAATAACAATAAGTCAACAGCCTCAAGCATTTACACCTGCATATAACGATCAGTATATTACTGCTTTGTCAACGGAAATAGCTCAACCTGACTTTAAATACAAAGTCGAAGTTGATGTAACGTATTTATTAAATGGAACACCAACGACATCAACATTTATTTATTATCATATTCCTCGCCCTGATGGGACTTTGGTTTTTAACGCAATGGAAACTGTTAAAAATTTCATAAACCATTTTATGAATCCAAATGACTTTAATATATTGGAATGTGTTAATTCTAAAGTTGATGTATCAATTGATATTATTGAAACATATACTGGCGGACCAGGCACAACTTCAACAATAACATACAAAGCTTGGAACGCATCGCTAACTGAGAAAGAAGCGCATTATAGCATCTATAATTACGCAGATTTTATAAGCAGCAATAGTGAGATAAAACTTCATAATGTAGGCAAAAGCGCAATATTACCCAATAATATAGTAACAATGAATCAAGATGTTTACTTGCAATTTGTGAAACCTGCTGACTTATTTAGAATTGATTATAGGGTAATTGATACAAATGGAGTTGATATTTTAGATACTTATACCTATACAGGTTCTATGACTACAAATAAAATTTATCAAATTAATGCTTCACCTCAACTTGCAATTAACCAATCTTTTACTATTGCAGAAGATTATTTTATACAAGTTGTTTTCTTAAAGTCTAATTTAACGACTGTTATAGGTAGCTATACTTTTAAAATTGGTAGCTTATGCACGAAGCATCAAGTTAATCGTATTTACTATTTGAATAGAAATGGCGGCATATCTTCGTTTCCTTTTGAAATGTTAAGCACTCAAACAATAGATTCAAAAACAAGTGAGGTTAGTTTGGGTAACAAAGAATTGATTTCAGGAGTTTACACTAGCCTACCTTATAAGCATGAAACATTTACTGTAAGCACCGAAGAAACTTACATGGTAAATTTACAGACTAATTGGATAACTGCTCAACAATCAATATATTTGGAAGAGTTATTTAGTTCGCCATTAAAGTGGTTAGTTAATGAAGATGCTGATTATGGTGACTTATTTGCCTATGTACCAATAACAAGCATGAGCAAACAATACTTAATCAATAAGCATGAAAACATGAAGTTGTTTAATTACGGAATAGATGTAAAGTTAAGCATTACAGAAACAAGACAAAGAGCATTATAATGGCAAATAGATTAGTTATAGGGGATTTAGATAACGTTGCTATTGTAAGTGATTTACCAATGGTAACAACGTATTCGGAGGCTGACATTCGAGAGCCTGACAAACGGAATACATCATTTTCAAAGGCTTTAGAACTTTACGAAACAAATGAAATAAACCGATTATTTGAAAATATATTTCAAGTTAATTTAGCAACTCAAACATTTAACCCGAATATTAAAACATCAGCATCTCAATATGAAGATGAAGTGCTAACATTTACAGGATATTTACAGCTTTTAAGAATAACAATTAAAGATGGGCTGCACGTTTATTCTTGTAACATAATTGGTGAAACGGGTAACTTTTGGACTGATATCTCAAATGACTTATTGAGTGATTTAGATTATTCAGATTTAGACCATGATTATACACGTACCAATATTATCAATAGTTGGAATACTTCAATTATTAGAGATGGAGTGAGTGAGGCTTATGCTCCTGGCAATGGTTACTATTACCCACTTGTTAATCGTGGTACTATTTTAGGCGATGAAAGTATTTGGAGGGTTAAAGATTTTATTCCATGTATTTATGATTATGAATATTTGACAAAGATATTTGCTGCTAAAGGATATACTTTTGATAGCGTGTTTTTGGAAACCGAGTTTTTTAAAAGACAAATAACTTACCCAAATTTAGATACAATAACATTAAGTCAAGCTGAATTAGACAATAGGCAATTTAACGTAGGTAGGCTAACTGATTTAACTTTATTTGATTTAGCCGCCTCAAATCCTTTTGTAAATGAAACATCTATTACGTTTAATAAAGAAACAGCACCTTTCTTTGATGCAGGTAATAACTACTCAGGCACTACTTATACAGTTCCTAAAACAGGCACTTATAATTTTAGCACTAAAATAAGATTAAAGTTTTCAATAACACATACCAATCCAGCGGCTGTATTTAGTGATAACATTAATTTTGTTGGGGCTTTTGGTTCTAGAATAATTCTAAGAGTTTACAGAAATGCAAACGTATCTGCTGAGTTGCAGTTAGGAGTTCAAAACATATTTACAACGGGCGGTTTAAACTTTCAAAACGATAACTTTAAATCATTCTTTGAAACAAACACTCCATTCTTTGTACAGGTTGAGATAAGCACAGGCGACATAAGTGTTACAGAATTAGATTCAATGGTAGCTAAAATAAGAGCATCATTTAATTTATACAGAGATGGTGCATTTAACCCTATTAGATTTTATGAAGCTGATGGAATTACACTAATAACAACGGGTTCGATAAATGTTAAATGTGAGATTGTTGCTGACAATAACAATACAATGTTTTATGGGCTTGTAACATCAAATGACTTATTAGAAGGCGATAATTTAGAAATGAATAACGCTATTCCTATAAACATTAAGCAAAGGGATTTCGTTAAAGATATAATGAAGCGTTATAACTTAATAATGCAACCCGATAAGACCGACCCTAAAAAACTAATCATTGAGCCTTATTACGATGCTTATACTGACTTAAGTTATTATAATGGCAGTATAGTTAATTTAAAGCATAGAATTGACCACAACAAAGATATAGTGGTTAATCCAATGAGTGAGTTGGATGCAAAGACTTACATCTATAAATACAAGGCAGATAAAGATTATTGGAATATAAAATACGAGTTAAAACACGCTGAGGTTTTTGGAACGCAAGAAGAAAATATTTTAAACGATTTTATTCAGCAAATCACAACAACTGAATCTATTTACTCACCTACTCATAACGTTGCTAACTACACACTAGGAATTGCTTATCCTAAAATATATGATATTGATGGAGGAAATATTAAACGTATTACACCTAATTTAAGAGTTTTATACGCTAAGATAAAGACTACAACTGCAAGTATCACGTTTAAACAAACAGGTGGAACTGATTTAATTATTCAATCTTATGGTTATGCTGGGCATACAGACGACCCATTTAACCCAACTTATGATCTCAATTTTGGATTACCTAAACAAGTTTATTATTCATTTCTTGGTAGTCAATTTACTAACAATAATTTATTTTACAGATTTCATAAGCCATTTATTGACCAGATAAGTGATAGAGATAGTAAGTTAGTATATGCTTATTTATGGCTAAAGAAAACAGATATTGAATCATTTAGCTTTAGAAATAAATACTTTATTGAAGATGAAATACTAGGAGATAGTTATTATCGAATCAATAAAATAATTGACTATAAAAACGAAAGTGAAAGCGTTAAATGTGAGTTGCTAAAGTTGGCAAATGTACAAGTGTTTACGCCTGAATTAACAGATATTAGTGATATACCTGACTACTCAACTCAAAGGACATTCCCTGCTCCACTTGTTACACCTAGCAAGAATGTAAATGTTTATTCAGAGTATCCTGTAAACATTGCAGCAAGTGAAGATATTGTAGTCGGTCAAGGGGCAAAGTATATTTCAATAGTAGGAAGTAATGGAATAACGATAGCACCTGGAGTTGAAAATGTAAGCATAGTAAATTCAAGTGAATTAACAATAACTGAAAGCAATATTACTTATGTGAATAATGTTTTAGTGCCGGAGTTTTCAAACCTTTACGCTCCAATAGATACAACTGCAACAAACATAACTTTAAAACCAAATGCAGGTACTATTTTAGTTGATTGTGGCGCAGCAAATAAAACAATAACAACACCAAGTAACGACCAATGTTTTTTTGTTGATGCATTAGGCAAAACAATAGGTAAGATATTTACTATTAAAAAAATAGATGCAAGTGCTTTTACAGTAACAATAGTACCTGCTAGTGGTACAATAGATGGGGCTGCAAATGTAGTATTAACAACACAATATCAGTCAGTAACAATCCAAACGGATGGGACTAATTGGTATATAATATAATTAAAGATGAAAACACAAATAGAAAACATAATTAAACTATTTGCCATTTACATGAATGCAGAAACAGAAGTGACCGAAATAATTAATCGTATTGGAATATTAACCCAACGGATGTACGAAATTAAAGTAAAGCTAACTAATCCTAAAATAAATAAACTTCAAAAACTTATTTATGTTAATAAGCTAAAGAAAATTGAAAACAATTTAAACGACATTTTAAATGGCAGATGAAAAAATAGGTATAAGCGTTGAGGTTACAGGCACTGGCGCAGGTATTAAATCAGTAAAGGAGTTAAAAAACGAAGTTCAAAAACTAGAAGAAACAGCTAGTAAAGCTGACTTCGGTAGTGATGAATTTAAGAAAGCGACCGAAGAAGCTAATAAGCTAAAGGGTAAAATGACTGAAATTAGTGGAGCGGAAACCACTAAAATGAATACTTCATTAAAAGGACTTCAACAAGAATATAAAAAATTAAAAGTTGCTTTAAGTGAAGCTGCCAATCCCGAAGAATTTAAACGATTAAGTAAAGAGTTAAATGATGTTGAAGGTAAGATAGGGGATATTAACGATGCTGCAAGTATAGCAACGGGTTCGGGAATAGAACAGATGAACAAAGGGCTTTCTTTAGTAGGTGAGGGCTTTAGAAACTTTGACTTTGAGAAAATAAAGATTGGGTTCAAGGGATTAGGAACTGCAATGAATGCAATACCATTACTATTAATTGTTAGTGGTATTACTATGCTTATTGAGAAGTTCGGCATATTTGAAATGATAACCGACGCAGTTGTTAATGTGATTTATGCTTTTACAGATGCTATTGGTTTAACAAATAAGGCAGACGAAAAAGCAGCTGCTCAAATGATTGAGAATGCTCAAAAAGTTCAAACTGCAAAGGAAGAGCAATATAATGCTGAAATAAAAAAAGCAAAAGCAGCTGGTCAAGATGTTCAACAATTAGAACTACAAAAATTAAAATCAACTGAAGATAGTATTGCTAAGCAAGTTCAGGCAATGAAAACTCTGCAAATACAGAAAGGTAAATTAAATGATGAGGAGCAAAAGAATTATGATGAATTACAAGTAAATTTATTAAAGGCAAGTTCAGATAGGGAAGCGCAAGAAATAGCAAATAATAAAGAGAAAGTTGATAAAATAAACGCTTATAATACATTTCAATCAGACGTTGCTGAAAATTTAAGAGTTGCTAAATTATCTGAAAGGGAAAAAGAAATTGATGCAATTAGAAAGGGAGCATCTGATAAATTAAAAGAATTACAAGATAAAGAGGTTTTTAATTATAACCGAAATGGTAAACAAATAGAAGAACAATTAAGAAAAAATAAAGAAACAGAAGCTCAAATAAATGAACTTGCTCAAATTGAAATAAATAAAGTTAATGCAAAGTATGCCGAAGATAAAAAGAAACAAGCTGAAATAGATAGTGAAGCTAAATACCAAGCGTGGAAAGATGAACAGCAAAGAATGGCAGACGAAGAAGCTGTTATTATTCCTGAGCAAAAACAAGCTATTGCGAAAACTGAATTAGAAATAAATGCTGAAAAAAATGCAGAGTTATTAAACCAATCTGCGCTACAATACGAAGCAGATAAGAAACTAGCAGAAGAAGCTGCAAAGCAAAAAGCTAAATCTTTAATGGCACTAGAAAAAGCTTCATTTGATGCTGCTAAAGGTTTATCAGATGCTATATTTGCCATACAAATTGGTAACGCTAAAAAAGGTAGTGCCGAAGAATTAAAACTAAAAAAACAACAATTTAATGTTAATAAAGCATTTGCAGTTACTCAAGCTACTATTGATGGGGTTCGTGCAGTTCAAACAGTTTTAGCTAGTTACCCAGCACCTTTTAATATTCCTATTGCAATAGCAACTGGAATAAGTGCAGTTGCAAACGTGGCTAAAATTGCTAGTGCTAAATTTGATGGGGGCGGAGCAAGTGCAGGAGGTTCATCAGGTTCATCAGGTGCAGCACCACAAATAGGAAGTACAAGCCTACCAACACCTCCAACAATCAACAACCCTAACAATAACACCAATACTATGTTTGATGCGCAAGGTAATAATTTAGGGCAAACAAACGACCAAAGAACAGCGCAACAACCAATAAAAGTATTTGTTACGGAAACAGATATTTCAGAAATACAAAATAGAGCAAACAAATTAAAAACCCAAACAACAATTTAACATGAACAATTTACCAATTTATTATTTCAAAGTAAACGATTATAACGATGTAAGCGTTGATTTTACAGCTATTGCAATGGTTGACAAACCTGCTATTATGACTGAGTGGATGGCTTTTGATAATCAAGAAAAAAGCAACTACTTTAAATTTGCTATTCAAGAAGAAAGGCGAATAGTAACATCGCCCATTCTTATTCCAGACCTTCCAATTTATCGTAAAATAAAAGACGAAAAAACAGGTAAAGAGAAGGAGTTTTACGTTGCTGCTAGTAGAGATACAATTGAAAAGCTAGTAATGAAGTTTATGAAAGAAGGTAAGATGAATAACATTAAAAGCACTCACCAACAAGAAAGCGACAAAACAAAAGGAGTATTTATGTTTGAGATGTTTATTTCAGATGAAGCTAGGGGAATAAGTCAGCCGAAAGGTTTTGACCTTCCTGATGGAACTGCATTTGCATCTGTAAAAGTTGACAATCCAACTGAGTGGGAAAAAGTAAAGCAAGGTGTATTTAACGGGCTTTCTATTGAAATACTTTGTGATATGGAACTTGCACCAATCGAATTAACAGACGAAGAGGTTAAGGCTGTTATACAAAGCATAATTGAGTAAATGTAACCTTTTTTAAAAAATTGTATTATGTATATAAATAGAAATTTCATGAGCGAATTAAACAATAAAATTAAAAATGCTTTAGGTCAAGATTTAGTACTAAAGATTAAAGCGTTATTTAATGAGCACGTTGTAGCTGCACCAGTTGAAGAGCCTACAAAATTAGCAGCAGAAGTTGTTTTAAAAGATGGTTCTAAGATTACTTACGAAGGTGAGAAATTAGATATTGGTGTTATCGTTAAAATGCTTAACGCTGATGGATCAACAACTGAATTAATGGATGGGGAATATACAATGGCTGACGATTCTAAACTTTACGTTAAAGGTGGTTTAGTTGAAAAGATTGAGCCAGCTTCTACTGAAGTAGTTGAAGTTCCTGAAATGGATATGGCAGCGAGAGTTGCAGCATTAGAACTTGCTTTAACTGAATTGAAAAATAAGGATAAAGAAAAAGAAATGATGATGTCAAGACTTGAAGCTATTGAAAAATTAAGCAAATCAACTCACGAAGGTTTAAAAACTTCTTTGTCAGCTATTGATGCTATAATTGAAACTCCAAGTTCAGAGCCAATTGCAGCAACTCCAAAAGCTTGGAACGAAATGACAAAGGCTGAGCAAGTTAAATTTAATAGAGGTAAAATTTAATGGCAAAGCAAGAAACAAAAGTAGAAGTAAAAAACTTTGTTAATCCATTTGAGGTTAATTATAAAGTGTTTACTGATGCATTAGGTAAAGCAGATGTTGCTGAATATTGCAAAGGACATTTAACAGAAGAACAAATTGAGTTCTTAATTGAAGATTTAAAACATTATAAACAAAAATAAAAACACAAAACCATGCCTATAAATTTCACAGGTTCTACAAGAAACCAATCAGAATTAGAAGAAATACAATCAGAATTGTATCAAGATTCAAAAACATTCCGCGAGGCTGTTATTGATATTCAAGAAGGACACAAATCAGGTACTGATGTTTACGAAAGTAAAGTAGAAGTTGCTATGACTGCATTAAATACAGGTCAAGTAACTGCAACTGGTAACATTGATTTAAACTTTTCAAACACTCCAGTATCTTTAGTTGCTTTCAACTATGAAGATATTATTGACGATAACTCTTTAAAGGGTACACGTTTTGAGAAGTCAATGAAAGCTGGTGCATTTAATACTGTATCGGATGAATTTGATAAGAAAGTGTTAATCGACATCACTCCAGCTATTGGTGCTGATTTAGAAAACAAAATTTGGAATGGCGCAACTTCTGCAACTAAAACTGCTATCGCTGCATTAACTCCAGGTGCTGGTCAAGGTTCTATTACTGCGGCTGCTCAAACAGCGGTTGCTGCAATGCCAACTACTTTATTTGATTCATTAGTAGTACGTACATTATACAATGCTTCACAGGCTAAAACTACTCCAGGTGCTGGATTAGGTGATTATGTAAAGGTAACGGGTACAACTGTTACAAGTTCAAACATTGCGACTGAATATGGTAAGCTTTATGCAGGTGCTAATTCAAAAGTAATTGAATCAGGCGAAGCACGTATCTTTGCTCCATTAGGAGATAGACAATTAATTAAAGTAGCTAACAATGCAGTAGGTGCTGCACAACAAGTAAATTTCTTAGTTGAAGGAACAGGAGCAAATGAGAAAATTTACTACAATGGTGTTGAAGTAAACTTTCATCCACTAGGAGCAAATTTCCGTATCTTAACAATGCCTAAATTCTTAAAGGTATTAATGGATTTAAGAGGCGATTTAAGTACTTTACAAATTGGTCAAGTAGCAAATGGTGCAATGCAACGTTACATCAAAAACACTCAAGCAATGAGTACATGGGTAACTAACCAACGTTATATCACTCTTTACGGAGGATAATATTTAACGGGGGTGTAAAAACCCCCTTAACATTTTAAAACAATATAATCATGAGTTGTGCTTTAACACAAGGATATACAAGAAAGGTTTGCAAAGACCCAAGCGGAATAAAGTCCGTATTGATTGGAGAATGGGCTAACGTTGATTGGTCAGATGTTACTAAATATGCTTTAACTGCAAACGTTGTAACTACACTTACAATGTCAGTAGATAAGCAAATGTGGCGATTTGCTCAAGCACCTGGAGTTGCTAACTTTAAATGTACTGGTAAAGGTAACGCTACAAGTGGCGGTTATGGTTACGACATTACAGGTACTATGCAAACTCCTGACATGGGTACTTTAACAATCGAGCAAAATGCTTTATTGACTAAAAATAATTTATTTGTTATTGCTGAATTGCAAAACGGAGATTATTATTTATATGGTCAAGAGTATGGATTAGATGCTATTGACGATAACGATACAGGTACTGCAATGGATGACTTTAAAGGTGACATTATTACATTTGCGGGTATGGCTACAATTAAGCCAAAGAAAGTAAACGCAGCTTTAATTGCTGTGTTACTTGAGCCAGCTGCAGGTGTTGCACCTTAATAATTTTTTGTTTTAACAATTAAAAAGCCTGTTATTACTAATGGGCTTTTTTTATAACGTTTAAGAATGATAACAATAAACAAAGGTGAAATCAATAAAGTAGTTTTAACTCTTTCAGAGCGTACTACAATAGTTGATGCAACTTATTTATTCACTTTCATTAATGACCAATCAGATGTTATAAAATCATTTATTGCAGAGGATATTTCAGGCAATAAAATACGTTACAATCAATTTGCAATAGAAGAAAATGCAGTAGAAGATTTAGTAAATGGAGTTGTATCACTAGAGCAAGAAGGTAGCTGGACTTATGCAATAAGAGAACAAGCTAGTACAACTAATTTAGTTGTTGCAAATAGTGGTGCAATTGTTGAAATTGGTATAGTAAAAGTCTTTGATAGTTCAGCTGCAATACCTACATTTACAGAACAAACAACAGAAATAAAAGTATTCAATGGCTAAGTTTGAAATAGTAGATAAAACAAATAACATTGCTTTCTTAACACTTGAAAAACATAAGCGTTTAGAATTAAGTGATTTGGAATTGCAAGGCTTTATCCGTTGGGGTAAAGATAATTTGTACATAAATTTTTTACTTGATTTATATCAACAAGACCCCGACCATGCTGCAATTGTAAATTCAAAAGCATCTTATTTATGGGGCAAAGGATTAAAGGCAGTAAATGTTGAGCAAGAAGAAATAGCAAAACAATTTTTAGCTTCTTTTAATCCTTATGAAAGTGCAAACCAATGGGGCAAAAAGATAGGTTTAGATGCTGAATTTGTTGATGGGTTTTTTGTAAACGTTATTACTGATTTACTTGGTAAGCCATTACATTACTATCATTTACCTATTGCGAATTGTAGATTAAACAAAGAAGGTGATATACTTCACTTTTGTAACGATTGGGAAAAGCAATATCAAAATCCAATAACACAATACAGACTTTATACTCCAGGTTCTAAAGGTTCATATTTTATTCCGTTTAAATTTTACAAACCAACTAAAAATAAAATAAGTTCACTGTATCCTGACCCATCTTATAAAGCTTGTTTGCAGGACATTTGTAGCGACACTGAAATAAGTAATTTTAATTACAATTTTATTGCAAATGGTTTTACCGCAGGTACTATTGTTACGTTTTTTAATGGTGAGCCAGATGCGGAAACAAAGAAAAAAATTAAAGAAAAAGTAATTGATAACTTTACAGGAACAGATAATGCAGGTACTACAATTATTAACTACGTTGATAAAGATGGTAAAGCTGCAGAAGTAACTGCTATCAATGTAAATGATTTAGATAAGAAGTTTGAGGTAAGTGCAAAGAGAGCATTACAAAAGAAACTAACAGGGCATAGAATTACAAACCCTCAATTGTTTGGAATAAGACAAGAAGGTACTACGTTTAGTGCAAAGAGTGAATTAAGAGATTCATTCGAGTTGTTTTTAAATAACTATACTAAACCACGCCAAGTTGAATTAGCAGAGTTTATTAGTAAGTTATGCTATTTAAAAACGGGTGTTAATATAGAGTTTGAGTTTGAGCAAAACGACCCAATTGGATTAGACCTTTATACGGACCAAGATTTAACTCAGGATGAACGTAGAGAATTAAAAGGATATGAGCCACTTACACCAATTGCAGAGCCTAAACTCGATGCTAATGGTGTTGAGATACCAATGGAAACTACAACTGGTAACGATGTTTTAAATACATTAAGCAGAAAGCAAGTAACTAACTTATTAAAGGTAGTTGATGACTTTGGTAAAGGGCGCACAACTAAACCTCAAGCAATGATTTTATTAAAGTCATTTGGTTTAAGTGAAGCAGAGGCAAATGAATTTTTGGGGGATATTCAACAACCTCAACAATTTTCTGCACATGATAAAAACGATGCTATTTTAATGCAGTTGGAATCATGCGCTCAGGATGAAAATACAGAAGATGAAGTACTATTTGAAGAAGAAGTGAATTTCAAAAGTTCAACGGATGCTTTAAAGTTTGAATTGTCAAGGCAAAAAATGTACTTTGCAGAGCCATTTAATATTTCGATTACAGCGTTAAAAGCTGGTATCTTAAACGTATTAAAGGGAAACCCAACGCAAACACTAAGCGGCATTGCAAAGGCTTTAGGAATTTCAGTTGATAGAGTTAGTAGTGGCATTGATGGGTTATTGAAAAATAATTTAATAGATAAAAATGCTAATGCCTTTGACCCTACTGATAAGGCATATAACAAAGAAACTGCACCACTTGAAATAAGCACTGTATATACAGTTTATAAATACGAAGTAAAAAAAGATGCGCCAGCTTTAAAGGGTGGGAGTTCAAGACCATTTTGTTCTAATTTAATGAAACTTTCATCTAATGGCAAAGAGTGGACTTTTGAAGCTATTGATAAAATGAATAACGACATGGATTTAAATGTTTGGGATTATCGTGGCGGTTATTATACCAATCCAAACACTGGAGAAACTGAGCCTTATTGCCGACATATTTGGAAAGCAATTACAAAAATTAAAAGAACAAAGAAATAATGGCAGTAGTATATTTCATAAATATAAATTCAGTTAAGGAACTTTCTTTAATAGATGAAAACGTTGATAACAAACTATTGTTACCTACTTTATTGAAGGTCCAGGATATTGAGTTGCAACGTATTTTAGGTACACCATTATTTAATGACTTTAAAACTAAAATAACAGCTGATTCAACTTTAGCTACTTACCCTACTTACTTAGCTTTAATGCAGGACTATATTAAGCCTGTATTGGTTTATTATGTATGTATGCACTCTTTGTTTGCTATTCGTTACCGATTAATGAATAAGGGTGTATTGGTAAAGAACTCGGAAAATTCAAGTGCTGCGGATTCGGTTGAGGTAAGAGTTATGAAAGACGAATTTAGAATAACTGCAGAAAGTTATGCTGAACTGCTTACAAAATATTTAAAAGAAAACATTGCAACGTTTCCATTATACGACGATTTTTCACAAACGGGAATGAATGCAAGTGAAACAAATTACACAACTGGAATAGACTTATCATAATGACATTATTAACGCTATCTCAAAATGTAGAATTATTTAAGCAATTTGCTTACTTGCATCTTAACTTAGGTAGGGGTGTAAGTAATGAGCATTTCTTTTTTGGAGATAGTTGGGAATTGGGAGCATCAACACCCCCTAAATATCCACTTATGCAAGTTGGCTTAGTTAGTGATTCAACTAACTTACAAACTTACACACGTACGTTTAGAATTGAGTTTACTGATTTAGTAAAAAAAGATGAAATTAATGAGTTGTTTGTTCAAAGTGATATGAACTTGTTATCCTTAGATTTTTTGCTTTACATGGAAAATATTAAGGATTCAAACGATTTAGGTTTAATTATTAGTGATAATGTTACTTTAAATCCATTTACTGAAAAGCATGATGACGAAGTAACGGGTTATGGTTTCGAGTTTAGCGTTACGGGGCATATAGGGGACTTATCATGTGCTTTACCAATTGTGCCGGGCAACTACTTTGAAAATAATTATATTTTTGTAGGCGGTGCAAATGCAGGTGATTTTGTAGTTGAAATAAAAGACCAAGATGGGAATGTACTACAAACATTTACAACAAGCGGAAGTTACACTGTAGAAGTTTTACAACAAATAATAGATACAATTACAGGCAATACATCAACAATTATAGACCCAATTAATTAATGGCAAATGTAGATATAAGAGTAGGTAAAAAAAATGCAGCATTTTTCGCAGCAAATACTACTTTAGTTTTAAAAGATGGGCAATTTATTTTTAATGAAACAACCCAAGAATTATACATTGGTGATAATGTTACTGAATTAAGTTTATTAACACCTATCAATGGTGGCGATACAAGTAACTTAGTACCTTATACAGGTGCAAATCAAAATGTTGATTTAGGTACAAATGATTTAATTTTTGGTGCAGGTTCTGGAATATTATTAGACAATACTTCAAGATTAAGAGAGGGGACTATTGATGCTGGATTTGGGGGGTCAAAAGGTATTGCACAAATATGTGCAGTAGGTTATGAGTTGAAGTGGGAAGCTGGAAGATTGTACGTAATGGATGGTAACGGACTTTTAATAAGACATTCACTATATAATTTTACTACAGTTCCAAGTGTAAATGAAGACGATACAAAAGGTTATTACGTTGGAAGTCTTTGGAGTTTAGACGATGGAAGTATTTATACTTGTATAGATAGTACTACAGGAGCGGCTGTTTGGAATTTAAATAGTGGTAGTATTCCTAACTTACAACAAGTAACGGATATTGATTCAATAACAACTAACACAATAACAGTTGGCGATGTTACTGCAGATTTTAGTGAATTAGGAGCAAGTGCAATTGGAGTTCAAAATGCAGTTACAGGTACTTATTCTTATTTTGATTCAAGCGGAAATTTAGGGTTACATAATGGAACTGCAGAAAGTGATTTAAAAAATACCAACGTAACAAATGCAGGTGTTATTTTAGAGTTTCCCGATAAGGCAACTGGAAGCTATACAATAGCAACAACAAGTGATATACCAGATGCATCTTTACTTGTTCCTTACACTGGAGCAACTCAAAATGTTGATTTAGGAGAATATCAATTAAAAGCAGACCAATTTGAAATTGACCAACAACCAACTGGCTCAGCAGGCATTGCTGTAATGCGTTGGAATGATACCGATGGGACTTTAGATTTAGGTTTAAAAGGTGGTAATGTTACCTTGCAAATCGGTCAGGAGCAAGTTGTAAGAGTAGTAAATAAAACAGCTACAAATATTAATTTAGAACAAACTAATTACCAAGCGGTAAGGGTAACGGGTGCGCAAGGTGAGAGGTTAAAAGTTGATTTAGCTTTAGCCACAAATGATGTGTTGAGTGCAGAAACTATTGGACTTGTAACTGAAAAAATAATTAATAATCAAGAAGGTTTTATTACTACAAGTGGTTTAGTTCGTGCAATTAACACAACTGGCAGTTTACAGGGCGAAACTTGGGCTGACGGGGACATCGTTTATTTAAGTCCAACAACTGCAGGTAATATCACAAATATTAAACCAACTGCCCCCAATCATATAGTTATAATTGGTTACGTTGTTCACGCTCATATTACTAAAGGTTCTATTTATGTAAAAGTTGATAATGGTTATGAATTAGAAGAATTACACAATGTTACTTCAACTAATTACACAACTCCAATAGATACAGATAGCGTATTAACATACGATGTTACTAACGACATTTGGAAACGATTAACATTAGCTAATTTAAGAACTGATGTGTTAGATGGGTTTAATACTGTTAATTTAATTCGTCAAGAATTTACTTATACAAGTGGCGCACAAACATTCACATTAAGTAATTCAGCAAGTGCTGTTTATTCGGTTTTCGTGAATGGTCAAGAATTAAGACAATCTCAATATACAGTTGTAACAACAACCTTAACAATTATTGATACTTTAGAGGCAAGTGATAGAGTTGATGTTATTTATTCAAATGCAACGCTGGGTATTAATCCAAGCTACACAAAGGCAGAAAGTGATACTTTATTAAACGCAAAAGTAACTTCAAATAGTGCCATTACTGGTGCTACAAAAACGAAGATTACTTATGATGCTAAAGGTTTAGTTACAAGTGGAGCGGATGCAACTACAAGCGACATTGCTGATTCTTTAAATAAGCGTTACGTTACAGATGCTAACTTAACAGTAATTGGTAATACCAGCGGAACAAATACAGGCGATGTAAGTGTAACTGATGGAAGTACAATAGATTTTACATTAACGGGTCAAGCATTAACAGCCGAGGTAAAAGACAACTCAATAACAGAAACTAAACAAATATTAGCAGATAACACTACAAATGATGTTTCAACTAGCAAACATGGTTATGCTCCAAAGTTACCAAATGATGCAACTAAGTTTTTAGATGGTACTGGAAATTATAGTGTCCCTGCTGGTGGAGTAACATCAGCTTCAAGTAATTTATTCGCTTACTATAATTTTATATAAAAACAAAACAATATGATGACTTACACAGCACCCGATGGGCATATTATTGAATCACTACCTTATCCACAGATAGTAACTTATAGCTGCCCTTGTTCAGAAATAGTTGATGGTATTTACTACTCAATAGAAACTACTGGAGCAGCAACTCAAATCGGTATTCAACAAATTAACATCAAAAGGTCAGTTGATAATAATTACATGGATATTGAAATAATAATGAGTTCAGACGAAGAATTAATTGAGTACCAAAACAATAATAAATTAATATAAAATGGCAGCAAATACAACTCCAATTTTTACAAAACAAGGTAATTTTACACCTGCAAGAATAGCAGCGGCAAATACGGCAGCGGATGGCTCAGGTACTTTAGTAACATTAGTTACTGCGGTTACAGATGGCACAAGGGTTGATGGTGTTAGGTTTATCAACTCACAAGCAACAGCAGCGGCATCGGGTGCTAAAGTATTGAGAATATTTTTAACCGATACTGGTGGTATTAATCCTAGATTGATTGGTGAGGTTACTATGGCAGCGGCTACACGTTCAAATACAGTTATTGGAGCAACTTCAATATATACATTTGACCAAGCTATCATAATGAAGTCAGGGCAATTAATGTCGGTTTGTATGAGTGTTTACGCAGGGGCGCAAGACCAAACAGATGCTTGTGCTTTTGCTGGAGATTATTAATTATGGCACTTAGAACAGTTAGTAATACTGGGGGTAATTGGAACGCAACGACAGCTTGGGTTGGTGGTGTTGTTCCTATTGCAAATGATACAGTTGACTTTACTGCGACAAGTGGTAATTTAACTGTAAATGTTGCTACTGCTATTTTAGCAGGAATTAATTTTACTAATTATGTAAATACAATTACTTTTACTAATGCTATTACATCAACTGGTACTATTAATTTAGGTACTAATGGATTTACACAAGCTGGTGCAAGTGGGTTGATTGTAAGTGGAACTGCTACTATAAGTGGAACTACAACATGGAGTAGAACACTAACTTTTACAGGAACGAGTATAACTTACACTTTAGGGAGCAACTTAACTATTACAGGTGCTATATCTTTATCAGGAACAACAGCATCTACATTTACAGGAAATACTCTTAATATAGGAGGAAATTTAACTGTTACAACAACAGCTACAATTAGCGGTACAACTGTATTTAACTTTAATGGTACAGGAACTTGGAATCATACTACTACTGGTGTCATAAGAAATAATGTTACAATTAACACAGCAGGAACATTAACAATAGGTACTAACATCTATTATAATACTGGTACTTTAACATATACAGCAGGAACGGTTACGACAACAGGAAGTACATTAAACATAGCATTAGCAACTACATTTAATACAAATGGTATGACTTGGAATAATGTAACAATAACAACTGGCACACAAACTTTAACAAGTGATTTGAATTGTCAAAATTTGACAAATTCTAGCGTTACAATAAATGGTTTATTTAATGTAAATGTAAGTGGTAATTTAACAGCAAATGGAATTACACTAATTGGCACAGCCACGATTGTATTAATTGGAACAGGAACTTGGACTGCGATTAACGGTTCTAACACTTTTAGAATACCTATAATTATTAATACAAATGGAATTATTTCATTACCAAATAGTTTATATCATGAATCAGGTTTAACATATATTAAAGGAACTGTAAAATCTAATAATACAACAATTACATTTGGAGGTGGAACGGTTACTACATTAGTAAATTTACACAAATTAATTTTTAAAAATGTTATATTAGGTGCAAGTACTACTATAACAATGAATGAGTTCTTTAGTGGCAGTCCATCACTTGTAACTAATATAAGTTCAACAAGTACTACAAACTACACAATAGCCTTTCAAGATGGATTTGAAAAAATAGCAAAATTTGTCAATATTAGTGGTTGCACACTAACAAAACCTTTACAATTATTAGTCCTTACAAAGAGCAAATCAAATATAAGAAAATCAACTAATATAGGAATAAGATACATTAATCAAAGTCCTAACGGAATAGCTAAAGGAGATCCAAGTATACAAAACCAAACAACCTTCGGAGCGGGTGGATTATTAGCTGACCCAACTAATTTATAAAATATGATAACAACTAATAAAATACCACAAGGGCAACTAAATACTCTTTTTTTATGGGAGTATTATTCAGATGGTTCGCAAATTAACCCAGCTGATAATTCTGTTTATTATAGTTCATATCTTAATAATGCAGTTGCAACAACAAGTAATGCAGTTCGTTTTTTGTCTACAAAAACAAACACTAAATTTTCAATATCAATGAACATTATGTGTCCAAACACTTTAGGCAGTAATGAAACATCGACAATAAAATTGTTGAACATAACTGCAGGAACAGAAGAAACAATTGGAACAATAACACACGACAAAAGGTTAAACATTTTAGGGGGTGTAACAACATTAGCAAACGCAATAAACGATGAATTAGTTGTTCAAGTTAATAACCCAACATGGGCTACTAATCCTACAAATGTTTGGTATAATTGGACAGTAAAAGCATATTAATTATGGAATATAAAATAACATTAGAAGTCGTTAAGCATCCCGATTTAGGGGGTATTGAGAAACTATTTATCACTTATTATGGTGGTAAATTTGATGGGCTTCGTGAATACTATGGCAGACCAAAACAAGCTGCTGAAGCAGAAATAAGAGAGGGATACACAAAACACGTTGATTCATTATGATGCAAGAAATAGATAACACTTACAACAATTTAATCCTTGGATTTGCTGTATTTTCTTTTAAAGTATTGGCGGTTTTAAGTATGCACGAAGGTTTAGATTTAGCATTAACTTGCTTATCAATTATTTCTGTTATATTGCTAATCGTGATTAATTTTAAGAAGGCTTGGAATGTAATTTTTAAAAAGAAAGAAGATGAAAATTAAAGTAATTAGAAACACCTTTACTGACAATAGTACAATTGGTGAAATGCATATTAACGATAAGTTTTTTTGCTATACATTAGAAGATAAAGATAGAGGCTTGGATAGTACTCAGTCTTTACTTATAATTAAAGCTAAAAAAGTATTTGGAGAAACTGCAATACCTTATGGAACTTACGAAGTTATATTTAATTTATCGCCAAAGTTTCAAAAGAAATTACCACGCTTACTAAATGTTAAAGGTTATGATGGTGTTTTAATCCATGCAGGTAATAATAAGAATCATTCTCATGGCTGTATTTTATTAGGCTATAAAAAGGGAGTTGATTGTATTAGTGAAAGCACAAAGGCAACCGCTGACTTATGCGCTTTATTTGAGTTATACAAAGAAAATAAACACACAATTGAAATAATTAAATAATATGCCATTACCAAAAGTATTAACAAATCTATTCGGGGGCAAGGCTTCTGATATTATTGGCTCAGTAGGTAAAGTTATTGACAACTTAACCCAATCTAAAGAAGAAAAAGAAGCTGCAAAAATAGAACTTCAAAAGGTTATTAGTGAGCATTTGCATAACATGGAGATTGAATTAACCAAGCAAATGGAGATACAAGCAAAGGAAAATGAGAGTGCAAGGGCAAGAGAAATAGCTATTGCAACAAATGATAAAGCACCTTTGTTAAATAAGGTAGTTACACCTATACTTGCTTTGTTTGTAGTTGGTTCTACGTTCTTAATTTGGGCATTGATACTATTTAGAAACTACGAACCAAAAGCAAGTGAATCAATGATTATAGGTTCGCTAACTACATTAGCAGCAGCAGTACTTAGTTATTACTTTGGTAGTTCGTTATCAAGTCATAACAAGGATAAGAAAATAAACGAAATGATGAAATAATATTTTATATTTGTTTAAAAATTTATAAGCATGGGTAGAATTTTTACATCATTATCTATAATTGTTAAAGATTATTGTGAAAAATATCCTAACTCATCAACTGGCAGTATTGTTAAGTTGATAAATGCTAAGCACCCTGAATACGATAAAGAAAATATAAGGTCAGCAATTAGGTATTTTCGTGGGGCAACTGGTGATAAACATAGAAAACATGCTAAATTCAAAAACTTTAAGTTACCTACAAGTTCAGCCCATTCATTTGATCCTTTCCATTTATCTCAATCACGTACATTAATACTTTCAGATTTACATTTTCCGTATCAACATAACGAGGCTATAAGCTTAGCTATGAATTACGGATTAGAGAAGGATGTTAACTGTATATTGATTAACGGGGATTTAATTGACTTTGCCAATATTTCTCGGCATGATAGAGATGTAAGAAATAGAAGTACTATTTATGAGATTGAATCTGTAAGAATGTTCTTAGAAATACTACGTGAAACATTTCCAAAAGCAAGAATTATATTTAAGTACGGTAATCATGATGAACGTTGGGATAAATGGTTATACATTAATGCTCCTGAGTTCTTTGAATTAGATGATTTGCAATTAGAATCCGTACTAAGATTAAACGATTTAAACATTGAAGTAGTTAAAGATAAGCGACCTATAAAAATAGGTAAGCTAACAGTACTACATGGACACGAAGTAGTTGGAGGTAGTGGCGGTGTTAATCCAGCACGTAGTATGTTTATGAAAACATTTGATAGCATTTTAGTAGGTCATTTCCATAAGACATCAAACAATACAGAAACCAATTTAGGTGGCGATGTAATTGCAACTAATTCAGTAGGGTGTTTGTGTGGATTAAATCCAAGTTATATGCCTATAAATCGTTGGAACTTAGGATTTGCATATTGCGAATTGCAAATTAAAACGGGCGAGTATCATTTAAATAATTTAAAAATAATAAAAGGTAAAATATATTAACATGGCACTATTTGAGTTTACAATTTTTGGGCAGCATGAAAGGCAAACTATAATTGATGAGGAATTACACTCAACTATAATAGATGATACATGGTTTAGATTTAAAACTTGTATAAATTTATCTGAAATAAATATCACTTGCTTTAGGCAATATGTTTTATTCGATAACGATAACAACCCTACAAATTGCCTTAAAATATACTTAAACGATGGTAGTATTTTGTTAAGTCCTCACAGCTTTGATAAGTTCAAAGAAATGTATTTAGGTATGTATAAAAATAACGGGAAAGTCGAAGAATAACCGATTATGTTGTTTATTATCTACATTAAA